GACAACGAATTTTACGGACTTCCATCAGAAGTGGATGAATTCGTTACACCACAAGGGGTCGGAGACTTCGTAGCATCTCTCGGGTTACCATTCAAACCAAGGGACTATCAGTACAAAGGAATATATGAAGCGCTTAGGCATAAGCGTAAACTATTGTTATCGCCAACTGGATCGGGTAAATCATTGATGATTTATGCCCTTACCAGATTTTTTGAGGCGAAAGATTTAAAAACTCTCATTGTTGTTCCCACTACATCTCTCGTAGAGCAGATGTCAAAAGACTTTGAAGAGTATGGGTGGAACGTAAAACATCACTGCCATAAAGTATATGGCGGAGAATCTCCTATGTCCAAGAAGGACGTAGTGATTACTACTTGGCAATCCATCTACAAAATGCCAAAGAGTTACTTTAATGATTTTGGTGCAATTATCGGAGACGAAGCGCATCTCTTCAAAGCAAAGTCTCTCACCAATATCATGAACAAGTTGCATGACTGCAAGTATAGGGTTGGATTTACTGGCACATTAGATGGTACCCATACAAACCGCCTGGTTCTTGAAGGTGTGTTTGGTGCTGTCAACAAAGTTACCAAGACTGAAAAACTGATCAAAGCAGGGCATCTCTCTGAGTTTGAGATCAAGGTTCTGCTGCTCAAACATGATGCAAAGGCATTTGATTCTTACCAGGATGAAATGGATTACCTGGTTGACAATGAAGCACGTAACAGGTTCATTCGTAATCTGGTCTGCGACCTGGAAGGAAATACCTTGGTGTTGTTCAACTACGTTGAACGGCATGGGATGCCACTTTTTGACCTGATAAATAACAAAGTAGGGGACCATAGAAAGGTTTTCCTAGTACACGGAGGAGTAGAGGTTGAAGATAGAGAAAAGGCAAGAAGTATTGCCGAACATACATCCGATTCTATTATCGTAGCATCTTACGGCACATTTAGTACAGGTATTAATATCAGAAACCTTCATAATGTTGTCTTTGCTTCTCCCAGTAAATCGAAAGTAAGAAACCTCCAGAGCATCGGGCGCGTTCTCAGAAGAGGTACAAATAAAAAGAAAGCAGTCCTTTATGATATCGCTGATGATATCAGTAAGGGTGGCAGAAGAAACTACACATTGAACCATCTCGTTGAGAGAGTAAAAATATACAATGAAGAAAACTTTAACTATGAATTTATTGATGTCCGCATTAGAGAGTAGTATGGACCAAGAATTTCTTGCAGCACTGAAACTAGTATCTGGAGAAGAGATTCTTGCCGTTGCGTGCCATGTACATGATGATGACGGGGACTATGTAATTGTCGAAAATCCCATAGAGATTGAAGAAATTCAAATGGGAAAGAAGGTAGGAGCAAAAGTATCCCCATGGATGAAGTTCTCTAGAGAAGAAACATTCATCATTCCGAAACAACAGATCATCACAATGGTTGAGGTAGACAAAGACGTACAGACATTCTACAGTCTGTCCCTCAAGAAGCTTGATGGAAACACAGCACCCTCGTCAGGAAGACTTTCTTCAGTAGAAGAAGCTCGTAGTAAACTTGAGGATATCTTTAACGAATAAAGCTCTTTAGAGTTCGTTTCTGAAATCGCACACTCATATTCTATAGATGGTTTAGAGGTTTGTCAAGCCCTTGTCACTTCGTCACCATAATGCTACAATTAAATCAACTGATACAAAGAGATGAATGGTAAGGAAAAAGGTCCAGTCAGAGCACTACGTCAACAATAAAGAGTTCCTAGAAGCTCTGGTTGTTTTTAAATCTAAGTGTGCTGCTGCAAAGGAGAAAGGTGAACCACGTCCTCCCATCAGCAACTATATTGGCGAGTGCTTTCTGAAGATCGCTACCCACCTCTCATACAAACCAAACTTCGTGAACTACATGTTCAGGGAAGATATGATTTGTGATGGCATTGAAAATTGTGTGCAGTATATTGAAAACTTCAACCCTGAGAAATCAAGTAATCCTTTTGCATACTTTACACAAATTATTTACTATGCATTCCTGCGTAGAATTCAAAAGGAGAAAAGACAACTTGAAATCAAAAACAAGATTCTAACAAAGTCTGGTTACGATCAAGTCTTCTATACTGATAGTAACGAAGCATCATCAGACTACAACACAATTAAAGAGAACGTCGAGATCAGAATCAAATGAGTTTAAGTGATACCCTCGGTGGCACCATCGAGAAGGACATCCCAGCAGATGTCGAATGGATTGATGATGCATTTTATATTACAAAAACGCGGTTCGGTCTTTATACTTCTATCTTGAAAGATCCCCTAGGAGCACACTTTATTACTGGTCCTACCTATGAATCAGTTCTAACTGTTTCTCGCTGGCACCTCAAGTGCTTGCAAGAGGGCACTCTTAAGGAGTATACTAGAGTGGTAAACTCAGGAGTTGTTGGTGGCAAGTTATGACCTTTCCAGTCACTATCGTAGATAATTTCTTTGAAGATCCTGATGCGATTGTAGAGCAGGCACTTGCTCACAAGTATTACAATCCAGATGTTGGCAACTGGCCAGGTAAACGCACAAAGCAACTTCACGCTATCGATAATCGCTTCTTCAATTACTTTGGCGAGAAGTTGTTTCATCTTCACTTTAACCAGGCACCAGAGAAGTGGACACTACAAGCACACTTCCAAAAGATTCAACCATTTGCTGATGATAAATGGGACCGAAAAAACCGTGGATGGGTTCATCAGGACATTGATACCTGGTTTGGTGGCATTGTATATCTGACTAAAGATCCAGAACCTGATACTGGAACGTCAATCTACAAAGCGAAGAATGGATACACTCTCCAATACAAAGATGAGATTGGTCTGAAAGAAAAATTGTATCTGGATGATCAAATTGATGACGAACTTTATAACGAAGTTTGGGATAGAGTTCATGATCAATATGTTGAGACTGTAAAAGTTGAGAACGTGTATAATAGACTTGTCATGTTCAACGGTATGACCCATCATGGTGTCAAAACCTTTGGAACCAAAGAACGTCTGACTTTGAATTTCTTTGGTATGGACTTCTCCACTGAACCATCTTCACTGCCCCCACTGCTTCGCGCTCGATGAAAGTTGCTATTATCACTGACCAGCACTTCGGTGCAAGGAAGTCTTCGCGTGTCTTCCATGAGTTCTTCCTCAAGTTTTATGACCAGGTGTTCTTCCCAACACTGAAAGAACGTGGAATCACTACAGTCTTTGACTTGGGAGATACGTTTGATAACCGTAGGCAGATTGATCTGTGGGCAGCAAAGTGGGCAAGAGAGAAGTATTACAATCGTCTACAAGAGATGAATGTTGAAGTTCATGCTGTAGTGGGAAACCATACTGCATACTTCAAGGATACGAATAGTATTAATACTCTTGATAACCTGCTTGGAGAATATGAGAATATTCATACATACTCCGAAGCAACAGAAGTAACTGTCGGCGGGTTACCTATCCTTTTTATTCCCTGGATCAACAATGAAAATTCTGAAACCACTTATCAACTTATTAAAAATACAACTTGCGACTACGCGATGGGGCACCTTGAGCTCAACGGATTTGAAGCTCATCGTGGATACATCATGGAGCACGGTGTGGAAAGCAAACGCTATCAGAAGTTCGCTAAAGTTCTATCAGGTCACTACCATCACAGATCTTCCAGAGGAAACATCCACTACCTAGGTAACCCCTATCAGATCTATTGGAATGACTATAAAGATCCTCGTGGTTTCCATATCTTTGATACTGAGACTGGCGATCTAGAATTTATTCTCAACCCATTTGAGATCTATGAAAAGATTGCTTACGATGAGGATAAGATCAAAGCATCTAAGTTCAACTACAGCAACTATGAAGGAAAGATCCTAAAGATTATTGTAGAGAACAAGAAAGATTCCAGTAAGTTTGATTTCTTCCTCAGTCAACTTTATACCGCTGGTGCCCTAGAGATCAAGATCATCGAAGATCCTTCCTTTGAACAGGGCATCGATGAGGAGATAGATATAGAGAAGGAAGATACTCTTACCATCCTGGAGCGCTATGTTGATGACATGGAGCATTCTGATAAAGCATCTCTAAAGAGTATTCTGAAGTCCCTGTATGTAGAAGCACTGGAGTTGGTTTGATGTATATTCTCGCTGTTGCTGGAAAAGAGGATGAGGGAGCATATGCTGCCGACGGAGACAATGGCGAGAAAGTCGTTTACCTCTTTGTTGACAAAGACGATGCAATACGCTATGCTGGTCTTCTGGAAGCGGATGACTTTCCAGAAATGTCAGTAGTAGAAGTGTCAGGCGAGGATGTTATCCAAGCGTGCATGATACATGATTTAGAATACTTTATTGTCACCCAAGACGATATCGTAGTACCTCCTAGAGAAGATTAGTTTTTGTCGTATGATTCTGTTTAAGACCGTCCGTTGGAAGAATTTCTTGTCTACGGGCAATGCTTTTACTGAGGTGAAACTTAATGCAAGTTCTTCTACTCTGATCATTGGAACGAACGGAGCAGGCAAGTCCACTATGCTGGATGCAATCTGCTTTGGGTTGTTCAACAAACCTTTTCGTAAAATTACCAAACCCCAATTGGTCAATGCAGTAAACGAAAAGGATACGCTGGTCGAAATTGAATTCAGTATTGGTTCTCGTGAATATCTTGTTCGACGAGGTATCAAACCTAATTTGTTTGAGATCTACCTCAATGGCACTATGCTCAATCAAGAGGCATCAGTGCAAGACCAGCAAAAGACACTGGAACAGTCGGTGTTGAAACTTAACTATAAGTCTTTCACCCAGGTGGTGGTCCTTGGATCATCCACCTTCGTTCCGTTCATGCAACTTACCCCACCCAATCGTAGAGAAGTTATTGAAGATCTCCTTGATATTCGTATCTTCTCTACGATGAATACCTTGCTCAAGGATCGTGTCAAGTCACTCAAAGATTCTATTAGGGATCATGAGTATAAACTTGATATGGCGAAAGAACGTGTTGAGATGCAGCAGCGTTTCATCACGGACCTTAAAGAACAATCTGCTGCAAACAATGCACAGAGACAAAGTGAGATCTCATCTCTTCGCGATGAGATCGTTAAGGTGCAAGAGATGGTGGATGCTGACATGAAACTGTGTGCTGAGTTACAGGGTCAAGTTACTCAGTATGCTACAGTTGACGAAGAACTTGGCAAACTCCGAGTTTTTGAATCTAAATTCAAGGATAAAAAGAAAACGTTTCAGCGCGATTTAAACTTCTTTAAAAAGAATGATACGTGCCCCACTTGTAAGCAAAGTATTACCGAAGAATTTAGGACTTCCAAAGAAGTAACTATCACCGATAGTATTTCTGAATTGGAAAAAGCATCTGTAGATTTGCAAGCAAAGATTGATGATATCACTACGTCCGTTACTGCGAAGCAAAAACTACTTGAAAGTATCCAGAACCTCCAGCAAGAGATTTCCTCTAACAACCGTGAGGTTCGATGGAAACAAGATGCTATCGAAAAAATTGAAGAGTCTATTGAAAAAACAAATGGTGGTGGGGCAAACCTAAAAAGAGAGCAAGCTAAGTTAAAAGAGATTGCTCGTGATGGCATTGAGGTTGAGAAAAATCTTTCTTCCAAAAAGAAAGAAAGGGACAATCATGATGTTATTACAAACATGCTGAAAGATACTGGTGTGAAAGCGGGTATTATTAAACGATACCTTCCTATCATGAATCAATTGATTAATCGGTATCTTAAAGAACTGGACTTCTATGTTTCCTTTGAACTCAATGAGAATTTTGAGGAGACTATCAAGTCTAGATTCCGAGATGAGTTCTCATACGCTTCCTTCTCTGAAGGTGAGAAAATGCGAATTGATCTTGCTCTTCTGTTTACTTGGAGAACTATTGCTAAGATGAAGAATAGTACCAATACTAATCTTCTCATCTTGGATGAAATCTTCGATAGCAGTCTGGATGTATCTGGTACAGATGACTTCATGAAGATCCTTAGAGCATTCTCTGAGGACAGCAATGTATTTGTTATCTCTCACAAACCAGATGCTATGCAAGATAGATTTGAATCTGTTTTGGTTGTGGAGAAGAAGCAAAACTTCTCTACGATCAGGTATGAGAGCTAAATATTCTTATGTAACTTTTATCATGTACAAACCATACTCACTCGAATGGCACAGGTATAGATACCTGAAAGAAGCCATCGACACATATCTAGATGATGGTGTTGATCCTACGAACATCGTGGATGATATTAAAACTATTCTTCACAACCGTTCTGAACTTGCATATTTAGAATTTACTAGGATCAACCAATTAGAACACTATCTATCGGAATAGTAATATGCTTTCTACTGCGTACCGTAAACGCCTGGAGGGTATCTGTCAAAAGATTGCTCTGGGAGAACAGGTTGAATTGTCTGATATGATTTGGGCAGAGAAACTAGGTAAGGCAAATACAAGTGCTCGTGAGATGTTGAAGAAAGCACGACGACAAGCTGCTAACCCAGATATGCAAGAGGGTAGTATGGATGATTTTATGAATAGGATGGGACTAGGTGACCCCGACCCATCCAATTATAGAACGGGGTTTGAATCTGCAGATGAAATTGTAGACTGGTTCAAGCAAGACAAACCTGATGATTGGAGACAGCGTGACTGAAAACGAACCTCGTATCACTGGAGATTGGCGTACCGCGACCAATCGCACCATCGCTAAAACTCTTATTGAAAATCTCGAAAATCTTTTGGGCGGTAAAGCAACACATCACATTTGTGTTGACCGAACAACTGAGCATAAGAAAATTGTAATCGAGTACGATCACAGAAAGAAATGACAATAGCAGCAATCTACAGTAACGGCAATCAAGAATGTGAGAGGGCAGCATCTCTTTTGAGTGCAGTTCACCTAGATGAAGTTGTCACATATGAACTAGATAAACAGTTTACTGAAGAACAATTTAGACAAGAGTTTGGTGATGAGGCTGAATATCCTCAGATTTCAATCGGTATGCACCGTGGAAGTTTAAAAGAAACTCTGAATTACATGAACGAAAAGGGAATGTTGGCATGACTAAGAAGACTACGATTATTGGCAGCGACACTTGGGAATGGGAGGAAACCTCTGCTACAATTGAAGCACTCAAACGACTTCACAACGACTACCGTCAGGAAAATGAACGTACCAAACTGGCAACACCACTCAAAGAAAGACCAAAAAAGAAAGTTGAAGCCCCAAGCACTACGGGCGAGGCGTGAAGCACTGCGCCACTTTAAAAAGTGTCACATGAAGACCCCTGACCAGCGTCGGGGGTCTTATAGTATCTGCAGTTGAGAGAACCCCATGCATACCGTCAAGGAAAATCTTGCTCGCTGCCTTGCTACCGAGAACCTTATCGTTGAGCATCGCGACGTTGATACTGCTCAGTTCAACGTAGAGACCCGTGTCCTGACGCTGCCTGTGTGGAGGACCAACTACATGATCCAAGACCTTCTGATTGCTCATGAGGTTGGACATGCTCTCTACACTCCCAATGACTTTGACTTCCTCGGTGAGATCCCGATGCAATTTGTCAATGTCGTTGAGGACATTCGTGTTGAGAAACTGATGAAGCGTCGCTACGGCGGTCTTGCTAAGACCTTCTACCGTGGTTACCAACTGCTCAACAACGAAGACTTCTTCGCTATCGCTGAGCGTGAGTTGGTGGAGTTGAATCTTGCTGACCGCATTAACCTTCAGTACAAGATTGGCAACTATGAGAATATCCCCTTTGCTGATGATGAGAAAATTTTCCTGACTGAAGCAGATGCCCTTGAGACTTTTGAGGACTGTCTTACTCTCGCCAAGAAACTCTATGAGTGGTGTAAGAAGGAGCAGGAGCAGCGTCATGAACTGACCCAATCACCTGAACAGAAACCTGAGACTTCGGGTCAACCACAGAACCAAAACTCTGAGGAGGAGACTGAAGAGGAGGGAGAGGGTCAACCTGAAGATCAGCAACCCGAAGGTCAAGGTCAGGAAGAAGATACCCCTAAGATGGGTAATCCTGATCGTGATGAACCTCAGATTGAGACTGCTTCTGCACTCGATGAAGCACTTGAGAATCTTATTGATCCCTCTTCCTCTTTTCGTGAGTATGAGTATCTGGAACTTCCTGGGAAGGTTGATGCAAGCACCATTGTCAACAATGAAGACTGCAATGCAGTAATTGAAGAGTATTACTCGGACAAGGATATCTCATACTACCTTGATTTGTTTGACAACTTTATGACTTCTACTAAGAAAGAAGTCAACTATATGGTCAAAGAGTTTGAGATGAAGAAGTCTGCAGATGCATACGCTCGTGCTTCTGTCTCTCGCACTGGTGTTCTCGATACTGCCAAACTTCACACTTACAAATACAACGAAGATATTTTCAAGCGGGTTACCATTGTTAATGATGGCAAAAGTCACGGTCTTATCTTTAACCTTGACTGGTCTGGTTCCATGCATACGTCTCTTCTTGCCACAGTCAAGCAACTTATCACTCTGATTACTTTCTGTCGCAAGGTAAACATTGCCTATGATGTCTACATCTTTTCGGATCATTATGCTAATTCCGATTACTACAATCGGTTTGATCCTGAGAACCCAGACAATAAGAATGGGCAACTCTGTGTCAGTAATTTCAATATGGTAAATGTTCTGTCCAGCAGAACTAATAACCGTGTGCATCAGAAGCAGATCAAGAATCTGTTCGTTACTACTTGTACTCTCGTGATGGGTTACATTGGTTGCCCTCTTGAGTTTTCTCTGGGCGGAACTCCTCTCAATGAAGCGATGGTGATGATGAACAATATTATCCCTGAATTCAAGTCACGTAATAAAGTTGACAAGGTGCACTGCATCACATTGACTGACGGTGAAGGTGCACCTATGTGCTATCAGAAAGAAGTCAAGCATTATACGCGAGAAGGTATGACCTTTATTCGTCGTCGCGTTAGCACTAACTGCTACTTGCGTGATCGTAAGACTGGTAAGAACTATGAGTTCACTGGATCATTTACTCAGACTAATACTTTTCTTGATCAACTTAAGGATCGCTTCCCTGAGTGTGAGTTCATGAACATTCGTCTTCTGGCTTCAGGTGAGTGGGGTCGTTACAAGCGCACTGTGCTTGATCCTGCCGACTGGTTTATTGCAGATAATGACTGGAAGAAGACTAGGACTTTCGTTACTTCTACAGCAGGGTGGACTATCCAGTACATTATGTCCGCTGGTAATATGGACGAGAATGCTGACTTTGATGTGCATGAGAATGCAACCAAGCAGCAGATCAGGAGTGCCTTGAAGAAGACCCTTAAGTCGAAAGCGACAAACAAGAAAGTCCTAACCTCCTTCGTGGACAGAATCAGTTGAGGAACTGGCACATTGACCCGCCACCCAGGCGGGTTTTCTAGTATCTTATATACATACCAAACAAACAGGCATGTCCGACTTCATCCAAGAAATTCAATCCGAGTATGGCACCAGCATCAACGCCGCTGATGTCAAAGCCTTTGCTCGTAGCAAAGGTGTCAACTATCGTACTGTCACTCGCCAATTGGACAACTACAAAGTCAAGCGTGGTACCTGGGATCTGTCTGTGGTTGAGAGTTTGAAGAACTCCTATGAGGCACCTGCTGCTGCTCCTGCAGTTCAGCACAACCTGGTTCCTGCTATCGATGGTAATTTTGTTCCCTTTGGTAACTTCTCTGATCTGAAGAAGATCATCAAGTCCAAGATCTTTTATCCTGCATTCATCACGGGTCTTTCTGGTAACGGTAAGACCTTCGGTGTTGAGCAAGCATGTGCATCCCTGGGTCGTGAATTGATCCGTGTCAACATTACTATTGAAACTGATGAAGATGACCTTGTTGGCGGTTTCCGTCTTGTGGACGGTAACACTGTTTGGCACAATGGACCAGTCATTGAAGCACTCCAACGTGGTGCAGTGCTTCTTCTCGATGAGATCGACCTTGCTAGCAACAAAATCCTCTGCTTGCAATCAATTCTTGAAGGCAAGGGTGTTTTTCTGAAGAAGACTGGTCAGTATGTGCGTCCTGCTGAAGGTTTCCAGATCTTTGCTACTGCCAACACCAAGGGTAAGGGCAGCGATGACGGTCGCTTCATCGGCACCAACGTGCTGAACGAAGCATTCCTTGAGCGTTTCCCTGTTACCTTTGAGCAGTCTTATCCCACCCCTGCTGTCGAGAGCAAGATTCTGTCTCGTCTTTGCGACGATGCCCAGTTCGTTACTCGTCTGGTTGACTGGGCAGATATCATCCGTAAGACTTTCTTTGATGGTGGCATCGATGAGATCATCAGCACCCGTCGCCTTGTCCACATCGCTCAAGCATATGCTATCTTTGGTAGCAAGGAGAAGGCAATCCAAACTTGTATCAATCGTTTCGATGAAGAAACCAAGTCTCTCTTCGAGCAACTGTATGACAAGGTTGATGCTGATGTAAATTTTGAACAAATGGAGGACAAAGCATATGAAGAAGACGCTGTGGGATGATTACAGGGAAGCGGTGTTTGACACCTTCCCTGATCTAGAACACACAGATACTTGGGCAGAGTGGGAGGAGAAAGGAACCTCCCTCACTGCTAACGTGTACTCAAACAAGTACATCCATAAGTCTCGTGAAGTTCTTATCTGGAATGAAAAGTCCAGTATCTACAACACCATCATCTATCCTAAGACTGGTCAGAATCTACCTTGTTTTGGAATGGACTTGATGGGGTTCTTTGAGAAGAAAGTCATCTTGGTATTTGACTTTCAGCATCCCGTAGAGAACTATCTTTTCTCCCACCCAGATCTACCTAAGGCAAAAGGTGACTATAGGTTCTTTGAACCAGGTAATCACTTCTCAGAGAACATCTATGTTGCCAAGTGTACAATGTCTGAAGTTAACGAACACCTTGACATGTTCAAGAAATACTTGACCATTTACAAGGATATGTTAGAATGTAATCGACCCAATGGGTTTGCTGTTCATTCTACTTACGGTGATTTCGACAAGTACATGAAACGCCTAGATCCTGTTAGTGGTTATCTACAAAGCACTTTTGGTGCTGACAGAGCAGAATCTCTTGTAAACGATTTCCTTTTCTGTTATGGTTAACGCCTGGTCCTTACTTTATGATGCTATGGAAGACGACAAACTTGTTTTGAACTATGACCGCGATCCTGTCGTAGACTACGACAGTTACTACAGTGTAAAAATTGGAGAAGACAACATCACTATTAACACGAGCAAGTACAAGTACAACGAAGATCAAATTGTCAAAGAACTTCTGGAGTACATCAGCAACACCTACAACCAGCACTACTCCAGTGGTGGTATTCAAACCCTGGATCTGATTGAATCCTGTGGAGATGGTGAAGCATTCTGTCGGAGTAACATCCTGAAGTACGCTTCGCGCTA